ATTGCAGAAATGCTTCTACCTATCATTTCAGGTGATTTTTCCACTTTATAAGCGTCTAAGCCTTTAATAAATTTTTCCATGACTTCAAACCCTAACTCACGGAATGTCATTTCTCTACCCCGAAATTTTATTACAACTTTTACCTTGTTGTTGTCGGCAAGAAACTCTCTTGCATGTTCCTGCTTGACTGCGATATCGTGTTTATCAGTAACAGGTCGAAGTTGAATCTCTTTGATCACAATAGTATTTTCGCGGGCTTTCTTTTCTTTAAGTTTTTGTTCCTGCTTTAACTTGTAAACCCACTTGTTAAGATCAACAATGCGTACCACGGGAGGGTTAGCAGAACGATTTATTTCAATTAAATCCAACCCTTCATTTCTAGCCTGTGTAAGTGCCTCTCTGCTAGATACAAGCCCAACCTGGTTGCCATCAATGTCTAGTAATCGCACCTGTGGGTGTCTAATTGCATCATTGTAAACCAGAGTTGATTTTATTGGATCAACAGGACGCCTGTTATTTGACCGATTATTTTGAAAAGTTCCGCTCAAGATACAACATCCTGATCGTTTGCATAGACACGTAAAGGTTCATTCATATTTTCAACTGTTTCCTTTGTTATACAGATTTTTTTAACACCAGATTTAAAAAGCGTTGGCAATTCAAATTGAACACCAAGCAAAATTTGTTCAACAATACTACGAAGACCTCTGGCACCAGTTTTCCGCAAAATTGCTTCACAGGCAATTGCCTTTAAACTTTCTGGTGTAAACTCCAAAATAATATTATCTAGTTCAAACATCTTTTGAAATTGCTTGATAATAGCATTTTTTGGTTCAGTCAGAATTTTTACCAAAGATTCTTCATTCAAGTCTTCAAATGTTACAACGATGGGAAGACGACCAATCAATTCAGGAATAACTCCAAACTTAACAAGATCATCACTTCTGACCTGCTTGATAAGTTCATAGTTATTATTTTTTGTTGTTTGTTCTTTAACAACTGAACCAAATCCAATTCCTGTATTATTGTGATTTTGACGGATTTCTATGATTTTGTCAAGACCTTCAAACGACCCACCAACAATAAAAAGAATATTTTTAGTGTTGATGGTTACAAAGTCTCCATTGGGATTTTTTCGACCACCTTGTGGTGGAATTTTTACTTCACAGCCCTCAATCATTTTAAGCAAAGCCTGTTGAACACCTTCGCCGCTTACATCTCTAGTAATTGAGACATTTTCGCCTTTGCGGCCTTTTTTATCAATCTCATCAATATAAACAATACCACGTTCAGTTTTTGCTACATCTTGGTCTGCTGCATGATATAATTTGGCAATAGCATCTTCAACATCAAGACCAACATAACCACTTTCTGTTAAGCTTGTTGCATCAACAATACTGAATGGCACATCAAGAATTTTCGCAACATTCTGAATGGTATAGGTTTTGCCAGTTCCAGAGCCACCAATAAAAAGCATGTTGCTTTTATCTATAGTAACACCATCAATTTCTGGATTATTAATCCGCTTGATATGGTTGTAAATTGCAACTGCCAAAGTTCTTTTGGCAATATCTTGTCCCACAACGTGCTCGTCTAAACGTTCTTTTACTTTTGCAGGTGTGATAGAGTCATCTGGTAGATTTTTGGGAACTTCCTTTTTTAAAATACTAAAGCATAAAGTTACACATTCATCACAAATGTAAACATCATTTCCTGCTATAAGCTTTTTAACTTGCTGTTGATTCTTTTCACAGAAACTACAGCGATGATATTCTTTTGTTGCAGTCATTATTAACGCCTACCGTAAGTTATATGGGTTGGTTTAAAGTGTTCTGGAGGATGATATGTCTCATCAACACTAGTATAACTGCTCTGCAAAGATTCGTCCACTGGTTTTTTAACAGATTCTTCACTTTTAATTTCTACAACAGGTTCAGAATCGATATCTGATAATGCAGATTCTGGTGGGTCATTGTCTGCGGCAGTTGCAGGGTAACTGGCAGTATCTAGCCAATTGTCCATCGATGAAGTTACCACGGATTTGATAATATCTGTGTCAATACTTGGTGGATAAACCTTTATCTCGGGTTTTATTATAATTTTATCCTGTATATCTGTGATTTCTTTGACAGGTGTTGGCATGGCAGCCCATTCTTTTCCTGTCCACCACACAGTTGAATTGCTTTCTGGGTTATAGATTGTTTGTCCAACTATTGGCATGGATTGGTTTAATCCTGGTGTTGTAAAGTTGTTTTCCTGTGTAGAAGACAACGTTGTTTGTTCTTTAGCATAACTTATATTTGCTGCTATAAGCATGAGAATAGCCAATGGGTCAAATACCAATACAATCATAATAATCATCCAGCGAACAGATTTATCTATATCAATTGTTTGGCCATCGGCGAAAAATTCAGCAATATACTTGATGGGACCAACTTCTGCTTCCACTTTACGATTTTCAGCACGAATTGGTGCCGCCTCCTCATTAAGATGTTGTATGATAGTTTGTTGCGTTTCAATATCTTTAGTTAAGGCAGTGTGATCCTGTTGTTGAGATTTACGCAACGCAGTGGCTCTTGTTGCACCTGCTTCTGTGGAACTACGGACCAATATTTGTTCCACTGCATCATCCATTTGTTTGAGTTGCTTGCGGTCAGAATCAATGTTTTCTCTTGCTACACGGATTTTTTCATCATAAATGGCGAGTTTACTTTGCACACCGCTGCTTACCAAATAATGGTCATTATGGGCCTTGGAAAGGTATCCAATACAACCGATAGAAGTTAGTAACATTAGAAATATTATAGCCGGAATTAAATAAAATTTATAGATTATTGGGCATCGTTTCCAGTTTGCCTTTAGCCAAACAGATATAGTTAGTTTGCCGAGTGCCAGAGATATTCCCATAACTGCGACGGGCAATGCTGCAGCAGAAAAAATTGCCATTAATCCGACAATACTAAAATATTCTGCTACAACAGATATCGTTAACGCCACAAATATCATAAAACGAGAATAATTCATTTTTCTGTCTTTTTACAACTATTAAATGAATAACTAATTTACTATACTCCAGGAATCTGGGTGATGACTATATTATTGCTGATAGCCTGAACGTTGCTATCAATGCCTTGTGCCGTGATATTTGTAATTCTACCGGGATTGCTAAACCAGGCAGTGCCACTTGCTTGACTTACGCATGGGGCAAACAGTTTTCTGTTGCTATTCCATGTGTTAACCAGTCCTCTGGCGACAAAACGCTGAATTGCTTCAGTGCCAGTAAATGTAGTTCCATAATCTGGTTCACATACCAATGCCGCTGTAGATAACGCTGAATAACATTCATAACCAACAGTCCATGTAATGCTGTTCAGAGCAGCATTGCCAACAGCACCAACCCGATTTATGTTGCCAAAGAAACTTGGTGTCGCAGTTGATTCTAACTGGCTAACAACTTGGAACCAACGCATATTTGCGCGTTCTTTGTCTTCACTGAGAGTTATATTACTGATAGGTCCTGTATATACTCCAACAGGAAACCCAAGATTGGAAGTTGCATTGCCGTTGTTTATTGATATAGGTTGAGAAAAACCATTCGACTCTAACTGTAGATATGGTCCGGCAACTTCAGCAGTTACGCCAGTCTCTGGGGTGTAGGCATTAATCTGAGAAGCTGCACTTTGAAGATTGCCAGCAGTAAATATTATTTTGACATTGTTTATGTTAACAAATGAATCTTTGGTCACATTTGAAAAAGAATTCCCTATTACACTTGGTGTGTTTTGATATTGCCCAGTTGGGTAATAACCTGGGTTATCAAGGCCCAGTGTTGCCAGAGCGGTGCCATTACCCTCCTTTAGATAAAATGGTTGCCCTTCAAATCCTGGTGCATTTTGTAGGGTAATATACCCAGATGCCACACTTTGATCAGCATACACACCTGTAAATTTAGTCAAAAGATTTATTTTGTCTATTGCACTTGCAAGATTGTCGCCATTGCTGAATGTCACGGTATAACCATTAATTAGGATAGTACTACCATTATCAAATGGTGTTCCACTGACACTGCTGCCACCAGTTGTTTTTACAATGCTCTGTATGTTCCATGCAGTTTGGCTGTCGAGTCCACCTGCCTGGTTACCAGTTAATGCTGAATAATCATTTGGTGTTGTGTTGTTATAGGTGATTTGAAAATAAGTTGTATTAAACGAATAAGTCATAGGTATTCCTCTGCCTGCAATATGTTGATTATTTATGTTGCAGGCAGAAAAACCTAAAAAATATTAGACTCTACTTAACTTCTTTCCAAAATATATGAGAACCAAGAGTGAACTTTATTGTGTTATTAGCCCATTGAGGACCAACATTGACACTGTGAAAATATGTTGAACCTCTGCCAGTATCTTTTAATTTTTTATTCCAAACCTGGATAGCCAGTTGCTGCATTTTTTGCCAGGAATCTTGTTCTATCTTGAAAGATTTGCCGAATTTTCGCCCAACCCAACTGAACTGGTGTTTGATTTTGCCGTTAACCATGTGATATTGGAACACATTGGCACACACTGAAGAAGCAAACTCGCTTTTGCCGATACGATTTATTGGAACATAAGCAATAGCAATCTGCTCATTGGGCTTGCCACCTCTGATTTCAAAATATAGATTCCACGCCAGACATTCGATTTCGCGTTGGTCTTCATATAACATATCGCTTGCCTCCTTGATATCCAAAGGTAGCAAACGTTGCAATTCTGGAATGCTGCGATAGTCGTCCCGAACACCAGTCTCTGGGTCAGTAACTAATGTATAGGATTCTTTAAACTGTGCAGCATCTGATGTCGGCGATGCTTGCACTGGATTGCATCCTGCAAGTATCGTGCATCCCAACCAAAAAGAGCACAGTTTTTTTAAATTGATATACATTACGTCGTTTTCTCCTTCATTGTTTATAGAACTTAGAAGCAGTATTGTCAAACTATATTTCTAAGTTATTGATAGATAAACCATTTTATCTACCAAAACGCCACAATTTATGAGGTTGGCGTAGACGGTTATTTACAAAGCACTTAAAATTTTTAAGTGTGCTCTTAACCTAAAAGTGGGCTAGGCTTCTCCTTTTAATATGCCCTTGGATATTACTTATAAAAGATAATCTATATTTTTATAAAAGTCAAGAAAAACTTGTCCGTTTTTGAGAAATAGAGTATTATCTATAGTGAGTCTACACTTTGATATAAGAGAATTTACCATGAATAACTGTAACAACCCCATGCATGTAACACAAGATGAACAATTAAGTGATGATGACATCAGAGTATGGAATAGTTATATACAAGATGTCTGGAGTAAACCAGAAACTAGATTTCAATCAAAAAAAGGTCAAGATTATTCTCTAAAGTTTTCTCTGGACCTACATGGAATGACTGTTCAACAGGCATTTAATGCTACCAAATTGTTTGTTGACGAACATCGTATTAATGGCAGTAAAAGTTTTGTCATTATCAGTGGCAAAAGCGGTAAAATAGCGGAAGAACTGCCATTTTGGGTAGAGAATATACCATGTGTTAGAAAGATTGAACCTATTGTAGATAGTCGTGGCAGTGCGGGTGCCTATATGGTATATCTATATAGTAAAAGATAGTTAAGCAGATTGCATATCAGATATGCATTAAGTTATGTTGCACTGCAACATAAAATTTGTAAATAATGTATATATGAATGGAGACCAAAAAATGTTATTGCAAGATATTATACAAAAATTGCAGAAATTGTGGAAAAACTGGAGTATGAGTCCCGAAGAACGGTGGCTTGCTGACAGTGCAGATATCATTGAACTGGAGCATAAATTACATGCTCTTAATTCACCAAAGCATAATTTTTTTTCAAATTAACACGGAGCATCTAAATGTTTGATAATACTGGAATTAAAGAAATTAACGACGCTGTTTTGGACTATGCAACAACAGCTACTAAAAAGACATATGAGTTACAAACAGCCCTGCTCAAGGATTTCGTAGCCTTGAACAAGAAATTGTATGAGATTTCACCAGCAAAAAATTTCTCTGATCTTTTTGTTTCCACTTTTTCTAAGAAGTGATAGTAAAACTGGGTAGGGAAACTTACCCAGTTCAACTCCATGCGTTGCAGCATCCTTTGGGGTCAACATCTGCACCAAGTTTAAATGTGTCAGACATTTTATCATCTAACATTGCAAAAAGTTCACATTTGCCTTTTTTATACCAACTGCAATTTTCGCAGCGTACTTGACCTATAACATAACCGGCCTCATCTGGTGTTACAACATCTTGAATAGGCTGATCGTCATGTGGTTGTCCTTGAATATACAGTCCACAACTGGCATTGGCAACAACTACATCATTTTTGCCAAAAATACCACAGCGTTTTTTTCCAGGGAGAAACAGGTCACATGTGCTACATTGTGCAAATTGGTTATAGGTTTCACCAGTTGTTTTCTTTGGTTCTAGATAGATAAAAGCCCAGCGACCAATTTTATCGCCCTTTTTATAACTCTCTAAGAGGTTTATGATTGCACGCATATCCATAAAGGATATTTATCAGGGTAGATAATTCATGATAATAGAACGATGCTATCGTGTAATAGAATAGTAAGGATTATTTAATGCATCAAAACATCCTTCAAAAATTACATGACAATTATTTTCACTGATTCTCTCGACCATATGATGATAAACTCTATGAAGATCCGGTTTGTCTCTAAAAGGATAAAGATGTTCAGTTTTTACAGCATCAATGAATTGATCTAGATATTTTCTAGGAAATGCAAATAAAACATCATTTACAAATTTTCCTTGATTCCATAGTTGTTCAATATCTCTACATAAACAATTAAATTTATCAAATTTAAACACGTTCATTTTAAGATTAAATTGAATATCAAATCGTGTAATTATGATGAAATCTTCACGGGTAGTTTTTAATAATTCCAGGGATTCTAAACAGGTTGTTCTTTGGTGACTGCCATCCCAGGGTAAAATCAAAGATTTTTTTGGTTTATAGAATTCAATTAATTCGGAAACTGATGAATTGTTGTAAGTTGTAATGTACACAGAGGGTTTGGGGAATATATTAATTAAATTATCTTTGATATTTTCACAAGACATTCTCCAATCATGGTCCACCTGTCTCCAACCTATAGATTGCCCTTTACTTACTCCGACCAAATTAATAGCAGTGGTCGGTAAAATTTTCTGAGCAAAACCTATCCCGTAATCAGCCCCAATGTTACAAACGTTTGCTTCAACATTCCATTTAGAGGTATCCAACGCTTTTATAAAATAACTGGGTCCTGGGTGTCCGCGAGTATCATGAAGTGCCACAATACCCCATTCAGAAAGAAAATTGGTATATTCCCATTCTGCTAATACTTGATTGATACTATGCCAACCATCTATAAAAATAAAATCAAACTGTTTTACGCCAAGTTGTTTGATTTTTTCCATATTTTCCACATAATTTTTACTATCGTTCTGTATAGTAAAAATATTTCTAGTTGTATCGTTAAGATAAGATTTTTCTTTGATATCAATACCTACATAAATTGTTGAATTTAATTTATGCTCATGAAAAATTCTTGTTATAGATCGTTCGTTGTTGTTATCAACGCCTATTTCTAATATAGATTGACATCTATCACGAACAGACATAAATTTTTCTGTTAGTGCAGCGATGTTACAATCACTTAATTCGAATGGTGCAAACCAAAGTGGTGGAGTGTCAACATCATCATATGGTGAATTTGTTCTTATATCACAAACTAAATCTTGTTGCCATTTCATCTTGATATTCCAAGTTAATTATTATTGCATATTATGTGTTATATGTATAGTATTCAGCAATATTGGATGTGTGAGGATAATCTCATATTTCACATAGTATAACTCTTACTTGCATCGTGATTAATAAATTCAGGTTTAAATAAAACATCTGATGTTTAGTATTCAATTATACAAATGGTTCCTTTGCTTCACTAGTTTTTTGTCATCAAGTTTTTTTGTTTTTTTTGGTTTTTCGCAACTAAATATCATGATGCAACGAGTTTTTATCACAAGTCCGACCACAAAATCTGGTACTACTCTTCTATGCTGGCTTATTGGTCAACATTCAAATATAAAACAAGAAACTATAGAAGAAGAAATTCTCTTTTCTCGAATTTTTGATATACAGTATGCAGCTGAATATGACAAGCATCGCATTTCTCATGGTATACAACCTGTATATAAAACTGAAAAAAACATCAAACTCATGCAACAACTGTATGATGGAATGGTTAATCCAAATGGATATGATATATCAGCATTAAAAATAATTGAATTTCGATGCTATGATTATTTAAGATATTGGTGGCCAACTGATCCAATTATTTGTCTGCTTAGACATCCTATTGATTGGTGGGCAAGCCGAAGTATATGGCCAACACTTATAGGCCGACCAAGGGCTCATATCAAACATTTTACACACAATATTTTAAAAACTGCCATGCCGCTTGTTTCTCAAACAGAAAATATCCACATTGTTTATTACGAGGACATTATTACAAATACTCAGCCTACTCTAGACGATATTTTCAAGTATTTAGGTTGGAAAACTGAGCAAATTGATTTGTCTGGTAACGCTGAGATTTATAAAAAAGTTTCATCTCATAAAATTCATAATGCATTTTCTAATCAAACTCTTGTTCAAAATACTATAGGACAAGGTGAAAAACTTATTCCAGATGATGAAAAAAAATTCATCTGGGACGCCATTTCTAGTGTCCCAGATGTAAAGAAATATTTTGAAAGATATTTTTAAAATAGGATTAATTTTAAGGAATCAACTGCGTTTTTATTTTTGCTATCTGCGCCAATAATAAATATTTGGTGGGCAGACTTGGGAGCAAAACGATAATAACTTTCGTCAAGAAAATCCAACAGTATTTTGCATAATTATTTTCATTATACTAAATTTTCCAAATTAAAATATTGGGTATCAAGCAGTGATTGCCTTATATCTCTCTGACCCAACTGTTCCCAGCATAATACCTCTGGGGGTAAATTGAGTGCCAGAAAGAATACTCTTCATGATTGATGGAGAGAATCCAGAGACAAGTGCAGTGCCATTTTGGTCAAATCTAACCGGCACATTTCCAGTTGCATCTGGTCTGGCATTAAGGTTCCACCAGATAATTTTGGGACATGAGTAATTTGCTGCTGCAAACATTTGCCGGGCCATCTCAAATGCACCAACAGAATTACCACCCATATAGGCTGGATTGAACTCCATATCAGAAAATACTATCAGATATTTTGGCATATCCTCAGATGCAACATTATTATCAACCGCGACCTTTAGAATGCTTCGGAAAGCACTTTCTAGGTTGGTGTCCAAACCGCCGTTATTGCGAATCTGATTGATTTTCTGTAGAAGATTGCCTTTTAAAACATCAATATGACTGTCCCTGCTGAAGGTTAGCCACATATCCTTGAAGGCACCCTGTTGCTTGTCAGCGATATAAAGTCCAAGGCTGATAGCCACATCCGCGCAGGTTAGCCCTACACCCTTTTGTCCGCCAACAGGGCAACCCATGCTGCCACTAATATCAACCATGGGTAAGATGGCATCATCACCAAGATAGTCTGGCAAAGATTCCCATTGTGCTAGAGCAACATCACGATCACCAAACTCTACAGCCTTTACTACATCATATGGATAAAGCACACTGGCATTTACTTTACTGGCACCAGTCTTTAAGCCCTCTTTCCACATGCTATAGCGAGCACTATCGTGCTTGTTAAATGCTTTCTGATAGCGATTTGCTGCTACACTTGGCACATGATTATAATTTATTTCATCCCACTCCTTGGCACACATCAAATTTTCCACAACGCTGGTAAGTTCCACCAACATCTTACGATACTGTTTAGGAGTATAGTTTAAATATTTACGAATTTCATTGGCAACAGGTCCTTTTCGTGGGCACCATTTGGCTGCCAATCCATTACCAGCGCGTAAAGCACGAGTAATCAAATTATATGCAGAAATTTTAAATGCTGGTGAGTTGAATACCAGCAGGTCATCCCATCTTCCATACAGCGGAATCAGTGACATGTTGCGTGCTAGACTATCAGGAGCCGTGACTTCTAGATTACGAATAATCTGGCGGAAAATCTCACGCTCTCCAGCACCCTCACGAGCATCTCGTGCCCAGAAGAGAATCTTCATGGCAACATCTGGCTCTGCTGCGAATGCGCGAGCAAATGCACCAGTTAAATTTTTTCCACGGCTAGAACCAACGGCAAAGAACAGAGTAGTGGAGGGATCACCACTATGGTCCAATGTTACCATTCCATTTGCAGTCGTTGATAGATTAGGAGTAGCCTGCGCCGCTTGGGCGAAAGTGAGTGACATTTTTTACCTCTTTGCGATTGAATTGCTGTTCTATATTCTTAATATTAGATTATGTGCAGGTGATTGTCAACACATAATTTAGAATAAATATATCGATTGCGATTCACGGGATCGGAAGTCCCCAACCGCTCTATTGCCGTAGGAGGGCAACAGCATGAATATTTATATACAACAAATTCATTCTCTATGTCTACAAAACAAATACACTAACTGGTATGTAAAGATTATCGAGAATGCAATCAATAGACAAGAAATAATCGGATATTCGGAAACACATCATATTCTCCCAAAATGCTTTCGATTAGGAGGCGACCATGATCTCGAGAACCTCGTTGATCTCACTGCAAAAGAACATTTTATCTGTCATATGCTATTGGTCAAGATGGTCGGTGACAATCAAATGAAATCAAAGTTAGCATATGCAAATTGGCAAATGACGATGAGGAGTAATGGCAGGGATCGATACAAAATTTGTGCCCAACAATATGAATTTCTACGAAAACAACTATCCAAATTCACCAAAGGATTGCCAAAAACTGAAGAAGCTAAACAGAAAATGCGCAAACCAAGAACAACCACAGTAAATATGCGAAAACCAAAAAGTGTCCCAAATTGGAATAAAGGTGGAACTATATCAGACGAGCAAAAACTGAAACAGTCTATTGCAATGCGAGGAAAATTGGTTGGTGAGAAAAACGGTTTTTATGGAAAAACTCATAGCGATGAAACAAAACAACATTTGCGAGAACTGAATGCAGGAAAGCAATTATCTGATGAACATCGACAAAACATTAGCAACGCACAAAAAGGCAAGCCGACTTGGAATAAAGGAAAACCTGCAACAGACGAACATCGAAAAAATGTTAGTGCAGGATTGACCGGACAAATATTCATAACAAATGGAGTTGAAAATAAGAGGATTTGGCCGAAAGATCTTGAAAACTATGATTTGACTGTTTGGTATAGAGGTAAGACTACTGCGCCTATTCCAAAATTAGCAGGACAAATATTCATAACAAACGGTATCGATAACAAGCGTATCAATCCTGAAGATTTCATCACATTTGATCAAACACTTTGGAGAAGAGGACAGACAAGAAAACGGCGACAGTAATGTCGCCGTTTGTTTACAGATTGAACTTGGTTGTTATATGAAAACAATTTTGTGTTGCGGAACTCAATCTTCTTTTTGTATTTCAGAATCCGTTGGTGGGTTTGAACCATCCTCACAACACCCTTTTGGGGTGTCGTTTCATCCGAAAAGTTTGCTGAACCCAACCTTGAAAGTCACCTAGATAAAATTTTAAGAATATTGCCTGACCCAATGGGGTATTGCAACGTTCCACGATATGATATATATTTTTTCATTAACTTGATAATAATTGATTTTTTGGCTGCTGTCAATGTAATTTTTGAAAAAAATGTTGTGATGAAATTTAAAAAAAATGGTGCTAAATCGAGCAGCGCTGGGTTAAAAGTCCAGTTACTCTACTTTAGCACCAAATCATAGCATGGTCAGTTTTTTTACAATATATGATATTGTGTAAAACACTTAGTTATAGAAGAACAATCGCAAATTTTATTTTGCTGAAGTCTTCGTTGATATAAAACGGGATTGTTTTTGCCCTTATTTATACAGGTTGTGCTCCTGTTTGCATTTGATAGTATTGCTGTAACAATCCCAATAAGAAAATTCAAAGAACATAGTGGCGGGAAGACTTTGTTTTGCACCGAAAGCAATTTGTTGGTTTGCTGTATGCTTCCCTTGAGTATTAATATAGGGTATTCTATTTTAAATGTCAAGGTTTTTTTCTAGTTATTTTTTCATAAACAAGTTTTTTAATAGACTCCTCTGTTGCGGCTGCAACGAGAGTTATCCGAACGCCGATTTCTTCGCAGTGCAGTTATATTTATATGATATTTTGTTGTATTTGTTCATGACAAAATTATAAAACAAAAAATCATATGATCAAGTTTTTTTCATGACCAACCTTGATTGAGGGATCGACCCATATATCATGACCCAGTTCCTGTGCTGTCCAACAGAAGCCAACATCTTCTGCACAAAAATCATGAAAGTTTTGATTTGATATCCATCTTGGTTGAAACCATGGATATTCCATGGTTTCCAGTATTCCTTGTTTAATGCAAATAAAACCAAACCCAGTATAACTCACTTTAAAAGGCGTAGTTTTAGCAGAAACATCGGGCTGTGTCATAAATTGAAATGTGCCAACGCTTGCTAACACACTGAAGTCTAAGTTTTCTACAATGGGAAAATGTGTTGCATTACTCATAAGATAGGTTCCAGAAATAATAGGTTTATCACTTGCCAACAGAGCCAGTACATCTTCTGGTTTCCAGACAATGTCACTGTCTATCCAAAACATTTTGTCATAAACTATACTTCCTTGCCAGGGTTTTTGAATTTTTCCAAGAGTATTTTGACCTCCCAGTATTCTATTTCTTGTATAATACACAACAGGATCGTATGTCATCGAATACGCAAAGGAAATGCCTTGCTCATTGAGAGCAGATATGGTGGCATTCCAAGAATTAAAATAGTTATTACTAAACTGTTTGCCAGGAAGACAAAAAATTACTCTCATTATGTTGGCTCGCTTTTAGACCATTATATAGATAATTATGCCAGATATAAATAGTTTCATGAAATATATTATAGTCATGAGTTTGGTTTTGGCGGGTTGTACAGCAAAATTCAATCAAACAAACTATGATCGTATGGTAGATGTTGCGGCAATAACTGGGAATAGTGATGCTGTTTGTGCCACAACTGATTCCATGCAAGCAAATTTTATCAGAATTTACAATGACACTGTGTATGCACTAGAAGATGCGGCAGGCAGAAGTGACAATGACCTTGTTAAAATGCTCACTGAACAATTTGATGAAATTAACAGATTCAAATCCATGATGTCAAAAGGAACTGTTAGTCAGATTTACTGCAAACAAAAAGTCAACAACATCTATAATACTGCTAGATTAATCGCAAAATCTGAAGGGAATAAGTTGAAATTACTATGAGTCAAGTTATCAATAATTTGAATTTTCTCGCGGCCAGTGCCAGCCAGATGGTGGCATATAATGCTGCACAAGCACTGCAATATCAACAGGCATTGGATTCTGGTCAGATATCTCAAGCAGAATATCTTGACCTTATGCAAGATCTCTCTGCCATGGTAAAAGTAGCAGAAGCAGCCGATGATCTCAATAACAAAATTCTGTTGGAACAGTGTTTAAACGCTGCCATTCAAGTTGCTGGGGCTATCTACTGACAGGCTAGATTCTCCAGGGAAATCCTCTTGGATATCGTTGTTTTTGTATTTGATTGCCTTGCAGGAAAAAATCGGCAGTAACTGAGTTGGGATTTCCATCTAGCCTATAACAAACAGTTGATTGCCCACTACAGCCAAACTCTGGAACATGATGAGAGATAACACTGTAAAATCGTCTATCTCCGCCCCAGCCACTGTACCATGCTGATGCCATGGCTACTATAACATCTCGTTTTATACAGTATGTACTTGTATCTACCAGATGATGTTGATCATTGAAATATATAGGATATCTACCTAGACTTTCACAGTCATCATCACAGATGTATTTTCCAGTGTTATCATAAATTTTTCTTAAACTATGACACCATCGATAATTATTTCTTTCACAAGTTGCAATTTGGCTTTCAACATGGGTTGGTTCAAACCAGTTATCTTGGTCAAGAGCAAACCAATAGTCCTGCTCAACAAGAGGTGCTGAAAGAAAATAAATCCTGTGTCCATACCAACCATTTGCACCTGTATTCCAGGGTAATGTCATGGTTTTTACACTGGGGAAATGGCGTAAAATTTTCTTAGATTTTTCTTCATATTCAGGACCATCGATAATCACCAAACATTGTGTGTTTTTATGTGTTTGTGTTACAGCGCTTGCTACAGCGTCTGCTAAAAAATCTGCCCCAGTTGTGGGAATTACAATTAATGCGGAACTATCTGACATTGATAATTTTATAAATTTTATCTCAATAATGTCAAGCAGCCTGTTGAACTATTCGTTCAACTATAATTCGTTTTCCCACCTTTGTAAGAATAATATTTTTAGTGATTAATTGATTTCTGTTGTCCATGGTTGCAGATAGCAAACCATTTGCAAACTGTTCTACCTGACCAATACTGAATGTATAAACTTCTTCTTGACCCAGCAGACGCAAAACAAGATTCTTCACACGAAGATAACTCAATTCTTTGATTTTTAGCCAGTCAAGAGAATTATCTGATAGTCGAACTGATTCAATATCCATGTCAGCCAACTGTGAAGTCAGTTCCCATGCTTCTTCAATATGTTGAATACTGCGGATAGTATTAACATCTGCCACTCCAAATCTTTCTAAAATATCAGGCCAGATTTTATTACGAAGAAAGTTTCTGTCATACCGTAGGTCAAGATTACTGGGGTCCAGAATTCCAGTAATATTCTTTTCTTCTGCCCACATTTCAATAGTTGTTTTTGTAATTTTGAGCATGGGTCTGACAATTTTAATTTTACTATCATACCAACATGCACTGGTTTGTTGCATACTTTTAAGACCTCGAATGCCACTACCACGGAAAAGTTTTAGGAGAAATGTTTCACATTGATCGTTTGCATGATGGGCAAGAATAATTGTATCTGCTCCTGATGTACAAAATACCTGATATCGGGCTTTGCGAGCAGCATATTCAAGATTATTTCCCAAACCCGTGAGATCTACTTTGTGTGAGCGAATAGCAATACCCACTTTTTCACACTCTGCATGAACAAATTCCCTCCAGTGATGACTGTCTGAATGAATGCCATGATCAATATGAATGGCTTGAATATCACAGGAAAAATGTGATTTATTTTCTGCAAACCAGTGAAGAAGACAGATGCTGTCAATGCCTCCACTTACACCAATAACACATTTATTACTGAATTTCAACAGATTTTTAATTTCAACAAGATCAAGCAGTTCCATGTAAATCTCCTGCTTGTAATTTAAAGGTTTTTATAAATCTTGTCAATCAAATTCAATAACTGTGCTTGTCTTTTTCAGCATCTACAAATTTTTTTAGTCTTTCTGCTGCACGATCAAATGCCAGCAGTTGGCTCATACCCCAATGTAGCGGTGATGGTAAATTATCCAAATCACACCAGGTGTACTCTGCACTTTCCCAGTTAAGAGTTGGCTTAAATTCTTTGTCAACTGTGGCAGCATAGGTGTAGAATTTAAATCTTGGGGCATGTGTTTCATTTGTGTATATCAGTTGTAGTGGGTTATCTTCTAACACAAATCCAATTTCTTCCTGTACTTCTCTGCGTGCAGCCTGTTCTGGAGTTTCACCAGGATCAACAGAGCCTCCGGGTAAACTCCAAGTAAGGGCAACAGGAACAAGTTCACTGCGTAAAATCAACAGAAATCTATCTGTTGACCTGCAGAATATCAAACATCCTGCTCCTTGTTTTGTTCGTATTTTCAAGTCTTGGGCTTTCATTGCAATATTTATCGCTCTATTTTTGGCAGTTTTTTCAGTGCTGCAACTTCTTGACGATAGATAGCACGAATTTTTTGCGGATCATTTAGAATGATGTTGTAGTCTGCAATAGTTGTAGTCAAATCGTCAATGTTCTTCAGTGTCTTATCATATGAATCTCTCGCCCACCGATAACTTGGTAGTGCTGAAATCCTGTCAATTTGATCATGATCTACGTCAATTTTGGCACATATTGAACGGATTTTTTCTACAACTTCTGCAGCCGTTTGTGCACGGGGAAGCCATGCTGGCAATCCCTTATCATAACACTGTTTTAGTGCTAGATTCCAGTTAAGTTGATAAGTGGCATCACGGATTAATTTTTGATATCTTACTGTGTAAAATCCAACTCGCCATTCAACAAAGTCTCTGATAAGAGATTCTGTAGAATCATATTGCCTGACGTTGTTGCCATCCCAGTCTAACACAACCAAACGCTGTGTAGTTTTACTGTTTAGTTTTAGAAATTCCAATGCTTTGGCCTCTGTCCAGCCAGTGATGGAACCTCGTTTAAATCTTACTTCTACATGTATATCTTTGGTGCTGCGATCAACATATGTTTGGATTTTTTCTTCATCTTCTAGTTTATTCAGTTTTGCTTTAAATTTTTCCAAACTTATATCTGGTGGTAGTTCTGTTACAATAATACTACTGCCATCTATTGTTGCTTTGCCTTTAAATTCATAGGCATTATCACCAATTCCTCTCACAGAACAGCCCAAGTATTCATAACAGGGCAGCAAATCAGGCAGAGTTTTCTTGTTGTCAATTGCAGCCAGTGTGGCATCAATTAAACTTGTTAGACTATGTGGTAGAATTTCTGTGCTCCAACCAACAGCAATACCACTGACACCATTTAGTAAAACTATAGGTATAAGTGGTAAAAAATGCTTTGGTTCCAACACGCTTCCATCATAATTTTCTTTCAGTGGTACAATGTCGTAATCTTGATAGACCAATGCGTCTGTATAAGAGTTTTTCTTTACATAGGTATAACGAGGAGCACCCCAGTCATCTGGTCCAACACGAGTTCCAAATGCTCCCACACCTGATAACAAAGGAACATTATTACAATATGGAGCAGCCATCAGGGATATTGTATCACATGCTGCCGCATCGCCATGTACGTAAATATTTTCTGATATCATGCGACCAGCCAGAGAAATGGTTTTGATTTTTTCGTTTTGTGTTTTCATCACAAACAATACTTTGCGTTGCGAGTCTTTTAGTCCATCGCTGGCACTGGGTATCCCTCGCTTTTGGCAAACATAAATGGAGTACTCTCTGCTGCTGTCTTTTATAAAGTTGGTTGTATTGTTCATTGTATATAACTCGTTGTTGTTGTTTTCATTCAGATGTTAATTTATCATGCCATGAAATTTAATCTCATAAAACTACCCAAGTCATGTAAAACAGACTCTTATCATGTTCTTTTTCAAAGAAAAATATCCCTACTCCACTTGGCGACACCAAATGCCCCCAAGGCTCTTGTCCCATATCAGGCATTTGGCAACCGTTCCACATCCACACAGTACCTTCGCAATGTTGTTCTATCCATTGCCGAAGTTTATACCGATTGATGTTGTCCAACGTTTCAGCAGACAGGTTAATGCCTGCAGATATGTCTGGTGCCAGCCACTTTGTATGGTCAAGTGATGTACAATATACAAATTTACCCATGATTAATCCAATCCTACCCAATGTTTTCTATCATCTGCTCGTGATTCATTAAAAATCAAATCCAATGCTTCTGCAAGATTGCCATCATCTGTCAATGGAATCAAGCGAGGATTTGTCAAACTGTGTACCCAGTCTATTTCCTCTAAACTTCCCAAACCTTTGGCTCTAGTAGGTTTCGGAGCACCTCGCCAATCTTCTGGATTATAATTTTGATAATCATCAGCATACCAATAGTATCTTTTTTTGCCTTTTTCCTGAATTATAAAAGGAGTTTGAAACACGTAAAAAACTGCTGGTAATTTTGGATCAAACAATTCTGGCCAATGTAGATAAAAGAAATTCACTAATAATGCCGTGATATTTGCACCATCTGGATCTTGGTCAGCAGCCAGATAGATTTTTCCATATCGCATTTCTTTTCTATCTGCTGGTTGTCCAAGACCAACACCAACAGCAGTCATGATATCTGCTATAATTTGATTTTCAATAACGGTTTTTGGTGATTCACCGCGAACATTAAGTATCTTTCCCCGAAGAGGTAAAGCCCCATGAATTTCTGGATCTCGCACTGCTGCTACCATGCTTTTAGCACTGTCCCCCTCACAAATCAACAGAATACAATTGCTGCGATTTCTAGCATTTGCATCTAGAAGTTTGGGAATTTTAGTTCGCAACAGTTTTCTATTCTTTTTGGCAATATCTGCGTCATCTTTCTTTTGAGTACGGGCAGCACAGCGAGCATAGATATTTTCAATCCAAGATTTATTGTTGCGGATTATATTTTTGAATGTGTTTTCATCATCCATACTTGCTCGGATGTATTTGTCCACTTCATCATTTATCAATCTAGTCTTGGATTGACTGTCAAAGTTGGGAGCATGCATGGTAGTGGTATTGTATATTAGCATACCCTCAGCAATGTCACTTCTGTTGGGCATCAAACCTCTGCGCTTACTCTCACGTTCCAGGGCTTTTAACATGCCACTGAAAAACAATCGTTTAAATGTATCAATATGTTGTCCACCGTTGAAGGCTGGTATGTCATTAACAGTGCTATGTAAAAACTCACCTTCTGTAGCAAAATCAGGAAGTAGATAGTATGTACTTGAAAAATTATCCTGACTAATAGAAATTATCACAGGGGTTTGATTTGGGAACAGTGTCTTATCTACGCTCTTGCCAATTGTGATTTTTTCGCCATTGAAAGTAAAGCGAATTTTTGGATGATTTGCTGCCACTTCAAATATTCTGGCACGGACAAATTCGATTGGAATACTGGCGCGTGGAAATACAACAGAACTTAAAGTGAATTTTGTTTCAGTTCCAGATTTAGCAGAACTTTTGACGATATGAGGTTCACTGATGTCTAATTCTGGGAGTAAATCTGAACCTTCTCTAAATGTCTGTTGAAATCTTTTACCATCTCGCCTAATATCCACTGAGAATTCTTTAGAACAGGAAACAACAACACTGCTGCCAATACCATTTGTTCCACGAACTTCTTCACGCTTGCCAAAGTTTCTACCTGCCCTGCTTTGTGTTAGCGCAATTGTTGCCTTGTGCATACGTTCATTTTCGTCCCAGTCAATGGGAATGCCTCTACCATCATCAGCAACACCAAAAGTAAGAGTATCTGGATCATATGAGATATCAATTTTTGTTCCGTGTCCGTGCCCAATGACTTCATCAAGACTGTTATCAAAAATTTCTCTAAATGCACAATAAGCTGCAGGAGTCCAAGAAACTTCTTGTGCTGCTAATTTTTTACCATCCCAGTTTATCACAGTCTGCGTGTGAATATTTCTGCTGCCTAGATACATCTCTGTTCGTAGTCGGTGGTGTTGAAAATCAGTGAGTTTTACAATTTCTTCAGTGGATTTTTTGGTCATTTGCTTTATCTGTAGGGTTGTTTAATGTACTACTATGGTAAATTTTAAGCATTATTGTCAAGGTTGTAAAAAAATAGAGGGTGCATTACCCTCTATTTTTATAATTTTACGTTTTACTTATTAGATATATAGAATTTTATTTTTATCAGAAGTTCTAACGCACAGATGGCGTTGACTCTGACGCCATTATTATAGAAAATTAACAATCAACAATTTTATTTAGTTTTTTACAATATAGTCTTGATTAAGTGAAATAATATAGAGCCCTTTAAGGTGGTGCTCATACCTATTTATTAAAATTTACGGCTTACAAAACTATTGAGTTCTGCAGCAAGTTTCATAATTTTTTCATCAGTGGGTGCATCCGGTAATTCTGGATACTGCAACGGTCCACCAGGACGAGGAACACGTTCGCTATAGCGAACATTTTCTTCAAATTGCCTTTCTTGTGCTTGACGTTTGGCAAACCACTCCTCCATGAGAAGTTCTTTGGCCATTACAAGTAAATCAAAGCGTAGTTGATATGCACTACTATCCATGTCATTTTCCTTTGTGTGTTTGTGTGTGTTGTAGCAAACTGTATGCCACGTCTAAAAGATAGTATATAAAGTTGAAAAAGTCAAAATATACAGGTGAAATTGGGTCCTTTCTGTTTCTAGGTGGAACCCATACCCAATGAGGTTATGCCGCTAGGGCAGTTTCCTCAAATGCAACATTATCGTTGGCATTTATAGTTTTTGAACTGATTGCGAGTCGTGTCTTACTCATTGCCTACCTCAACCCTTACCACAGCTGATCGAACCTAGTCACCCCCATCATAAGCACACGACTTGCATCCAGCGTCCTGGAGTCCCTGTTGATTGGGAAACATATATCTCTATATGCCATTCTGACATACCGTGTGCTTATGGTGGAGGTGGGGAGAGTCGCACTCCCGTCTCAGCAAGTCTATTTGATTGCAATCAACAGCAACATTTATATTTATAAAGGTATTTTAAACAAAAGTCAAGCGTAGGTTTCTGCTGGCTTGCCATGGCTACTGTGTTTTAGACTATCATCGCTGTCAAAAATTTTAAAATTATCGCATTCGTAATTTTGTGCAAACTCTAGAGAAGCCTCAAATGTAGAAAACACATGGTCAAAGTATTTCAGAACTCCATTTACCCAATGATGTGTTCGTACTCTGTGAAAATCATCTGACATTTAATTTCCCCCAACCGCTGTTATTTATCCTGAAAATAATTCAACCAAATTTTTCGTGTTTGGTTTGTGTAGGCAGTCAAACTATATTGATTTGTCATCACATTTAATTCTGGGAACCGCCAGACTCTTTTTAGTTTTTTTATAATATCAGTTCTTTCTACTGGATTTGCACAGAACCATCGAATAGCCCAGGGCATTTCTCGGCTGGTAACAACAGGCACTCCTTGACTTAAATGATCAGCAGCAACTATATTGAATGTTTCAGATATACTTGCCTGCATGCCAATATCCATTTCAGCACAAATCTCTAAAAACTTATCGCGAGGAGTCCATTCATGACTGACCAATTGGTGTCCTTTGTCTGCCAAGTGCTGGAACATTCCTTTCAGATTATTAAGTATTGGCTCACCTTTCATTTCAATGCGTCCACTGTTTATGTGAAATCTGCATTTTCTACCCAGTGACTCGGCAAATTCTACTGCACAAATAGCTTGTAATAGGTGATTTTTAAGTGGTCGTATTGCACCAAAACAACTTATATTTAAATATTCGTTATCTGGATTAAATGTTTTAGTTTTATAATCTTGTGGATAAAAATTTGGCATGTATATAACACGCCGGTCTAACTCATCCTCTGTCCAATCATATACTGTTTGAAGAAACGTTTTTGTTTCCTCCATCATTCGTGGTGCATTGACTCCTATGATAATATTTTTAAATCTGGCATAATCACCCAGCCAATCCATGGCTATACCTTCACTTGCAATAAAAGGCATTTCACTGTGCAGCCGTATTATCCAAGTTACAGTGGGGTGCAGTTTTGATAAAACATCAAATTTAGTGGGTACAACCCAAAGTGCTTCTATAATAACGTGTGTTGGTTTGTAGGCGCGAACTTCTCTGTCAATACAATTATTATCAACAGCCACAAACATTTTGCTTTCTACACCTGCTTCCTGAAGCATAGTGTCCATGAATTTTACACTGTTAAACAGACCAGTGCTTATACCAACATGATTATGAATTTTTTGATTATAATCTGGGCGTCTTTTTAGAATGAAAAGTATTCGTGCCATAATTTCCCTGTGATTTAAAACTATATTTAATAGTATTCAGGGTAAATTTTTTGCATGTAGAATAAAAAATAGGGACTGAATAGTCCCTATTTTGTCGTGAATTTCAGTTAGATTTTGCTGCAGGATCTTTTTGACTGCCATGTTGAGGAGCAGGTTTTGTCTCAGTCTTTGTGGTAGTGACACCGGCAGGTTTAACAGCAGCATGATCTACTGGCTTTACAACTGGTGTCTTTGCAGGTGATGTAACTGTGGGTTTCTTATCAACTGGCTTGTCCTGTGCCATGCTGGCAGTTGCAAATCCTGCCACGCCAGTTGCAAACGATAGTCCAAAAAATGCCAACATTAACTTTTTCATTTGTCTCTCCTATAATGAAGGAATGATCTCCTTCAGATATTATTAAGCAGTAGAATTTTGTTTTTTACTAGGTTTAATTAAGGTAAAATTATGGTTTTTTTATATTTTTTACTGAAAAACCGCGTGCTCAAAGAACACGCGGTGATCAACTTGTAAGCAGTTGATAACGATGATATCCACTGCGAGCGTAAAATGAATTAGGTAATTAGCCCACCACCAGAAGGTATGGTAAGTCCAGTTGTTTGAGCAATGTAACCCTTGGATGCGTCAGAATTTGATTTTAAAGTACAGATAATTTGGCTATGATTTATAGTATAGTTACTCGTTGGGTCTGCACCAAGCATCCAAAATGGAGCCATAGAAATTCCAGGCCGACCTGTGTTAGGATCTTGCCCCAATACCATTAATAATGGCTTGGTAACTGTAATTGTTTTATCATCAACAAAAACGCATTTGCCAATAATTTCATCACCGTTTGTCAGTTTAATACTAACTATGTCATCAACTCCATATGAATTTTTTATACTTAACATGATAATCTCCTTGGGTTATATTATATAAAATATAGAGAGCAATAATCAACTGTTAAGATGCTGGAAATGATGGTAATGGACGGCCAGGATCATCCCAGGCTCTGCCAATATACTTAAAGGAATTTATTTGAAATCCACCTAGGTTGACATCCCCAGGTGTGTTGCCTTGATTGCCTCCAAGACATTTATACCATCCATTACCTGGATAACTCCAGAGAAAGGTGACATGGCTACCAGAACTTGTATTGCCATGTGATCCAACAACAGCCACATCGCCTTGCCGCCATTTACTGGGATCTCGTATGTCTATAGATTGTCCGTAATTAATATAAGATGGTGCAGATGCACTACAATATCCACTTTGAGCCCCAACTACATATTTCAATCCACTTATTTTCAGCATCCAACCCATAAAAGCAGCACACCAAAAACTATGTCCAGATGGAAAAACACTGCCAGCACCTATACCAACTGTGGCTAGCATTTTTTGAATATTTTGATTAGATGCACCACCACGCCAAGCACCGCCTCTTGCCTCTGCTAAAACCCTGTTCATATTGCCTATGAAGGCTGCATAACCTCCTTGACCAACAGCAGCTGCATCCACTGCAGTGGTTTGTGCTCCATTCATCTGTCCTGGTAGAGCATCTGGGCCTGGTGCAGTTGCTTCGGCAATTGCACCTGGAGTTCCTGCTGGTACATAAGTATGATTGCCGTCAGCATCTATGATATAATGTGTAGTATTTTGTTCGCTAGTTGCAAAAGATATTTGCTCTTGCGTGAGATTATATTTGGGACTTGGTATAGTTGGCAAGGAATGTAAGGCACTAGGTTGTGGTACAGCAGGTTGCCATAGTGCAACAGGAACTTGATTTACATACACACTTGGACTATACCAAACATCTTGTCCCAGATATGACGGCGGATTTAATGGCAAATAATATCTCCAGATATTTTATTTAGTTTTTCACCGCGCAAGCCTGTTGCGTCTTTAGACCAACAGTAGTTCACTTGGAGTTTTCAGCAAAATATTCAGATAATTCTGTATATCCTCCAATATGCTGACCATCCAACCAAATTTGTGGAACTGTTTCTGCAGTAGGAAGTCTTGTAAGCAAAACATCTTTGGTGATAAACTGCTGATTAGACGCAATGTTGGATTCGTTTATACCAGCACTTATAATATATTCTTGATAGGGAATTCCTTTTTCATTAAGCAGAGCCTTGGCTCGGGTACAGAAAGGACAAATTGTTTTTGTATAAATTTCCGCTTGCATTTTATATCTCCTATTGTTTGTGTCTTCTATGTATTATCTCGCCGTTTGATGTTTTGTCAATCCAAACGCTGTCATCTGGTGGAACTTTCCCTGCATGTTGATAATGCCATGCCCAGCGTGTGTAGTAATTTACCGTTGGAATTTTGCAATGAATTCTAGATAATTTTGATTGCTTGATTGCTTCCCAAAAATTTCTGTCACTCCACAGCCGATATTCCGCCTGTACAATCCAATATGGTAGCAGGTAAAAGGTATTTTTGCCCAGGAATAAACAGTTGGTATCACAAAAAGTTTCACCGTTACTTTCAGTTGTATCAGTGTAAAGGATTTCTCCGTCTAATGAGCAAATGTTGCGTGTTGCCGTTACTAAATCATGTCCATTCAGTAACGGAACTAACGTTTTTATATGATCTGGTTCATAAGTATTATCTGCGTCTAAAAATGATACAACATCATAACCTTGACTAAAGGCAGAGATGGCACCTATTACTCTTGGGGTTGCACCAGCATCTCGATGTGACTGTGATAAAATTATGTGTTGTGTTTTGTTCCAATGCTGTATTAGAGGATGAGGGTCTCCATCAGCAATCATAAAATGTTGAACAGTGTCATGATTTTGTGATAAAACAGAATCATGACACCTATTCAGTGTCTCTGCGTCTTCTCGGTAATATGGAGTAACTACAGCGATTTTAAACATCAGGCAATTGATCGTAATTTAGATCTGCTGACAAAACTCCAATTACATAATTGGTTGATTCATTTTCTTGCAGAGCAGTTTGCTTTTTGCTGGGATTGGTATGTTTGTTAAACCATGGAATA